GAAGAAAATGCGTCACCTTTGCTTCGATCCATTTTGCGTCAGTTACTTTGGTATTGTGTAGGATACTGTTTTGGCTTTGTATTACAAATCTTTATTGTTATTCTACAGTTACCAAGTGGGTCTCGTGTTCGATTTATTCGCGTTTATGCTGACTTGATAAGAAATTATCTCATTGAATGGAGAAATAGCTTGCGTAGGTCAGTTATGTGGAATTTGTATAGATTTGCACGATGGCAATTACAACAGCGTTGGAACATCAGGGCTTTCTTTTGGCGATTGAAAGAAACGAGGACTGAGGATCTTATTCATTTGGAAAATTGGTACAATGATTCCATTTTTGATTGGGTATCATGGGTGCCTGAGAGCTTTATAACTTCACCTTGGGTGACATATGGAGTTCTTTTTGCACGCAGGTACGAAATAATTAATCGGAAATGGAAAGTGTTATTGTTGTACTGGTGGTGTCTCACTGCTTGTGGTTGGTGGCTTGTTAAAGGCTGGTTCTTTTCCAGTTTATTATTATTTTATACGACTGTTATAACTATTGCAGTTGTGTTATATTATGAAAAACAAGCTATTCAACATGAACTATTGCAGCGAAACAATGCCCTCCCAGCATATGTTAAGATTTTCAAGGAGCACTCTGGTAAGTTACTACTTGGAACTGGACTGTTCGGATTGTATCATGTTTGTCGATGGATTTATGGTATGAAGAAGGTTTTTGCTCCTCAGGGTAATTTATCTCCTACATCAATGAAAGATATTGAGGAACGTGACGCAGAACCGAACGTTTGGGCTGCAAATTACATTTCACCATTACCAATGAGTACAGCTTCAAAAACTACGACATCACATGATTTAGCTAATTTATGTTGTGAAAATCTTGTCTATGTCGAAAGTGCGAAGTATTTTATTCGTGGGTTCTTTATTGAAAGTAATTTCATGATTCTTCCTGCTCATTTTGTTAAGAAGCATTGGGAAGAAGGCCATTTGGATTTTGATGTTCGTTGTTGGAGGCGAAATCCAAAGGTAACGGGTGGTAATTTCCGAGAGAAAATAGCTAAGGAGTATACATACGTTGTTCCCGGTACAGATTTTGTGATTTGTTGGACCCCTAGTGCTGGAAGTATGGGAGATATGCGGAAGTTCTTGCCTATGGATGCTGTTTCAGATTCAGAAGCTACTTTTATCTTAAAAGAGAAGAGTGGTGATATTGAATTTGCAAAAACATTCTATAGACACGATCGTACGGGTATTGACCATTATTCTATGAAGCACATACCAGGAGGTACTTATAAATTACCTTTTGATACTGCGGATGGGATGTGTATGTCCCCCCTTGTTTCCCGAGGGAAAGGAGCGACAATCCTTGGTTTCCATTTGTGTGGGCAAGGTCGCACAGGTGGTTGTGGTTATTTGACATATGATCAGGTTGAGAAAGGCTTGAAACATTTAGCCGAGGTCCCTGGTGTTGTCAGAACTGCAAGTCGAGGAACTTTACCAAAAGATCAATTTGGGAAGAAATTAGTTGAGGATGGTGAAATACATCGAAAGAGTGC